CCAACGCCTAAATTAAAACCAATATCTATCATCGCGTCTCTACGAGCACCGTCTAAGTCAGAAAACCAATCAAATGTGCATTCTAGCTCAGTAATTACCCTCTCTACGTCATTCATGAGTAAAAAATCTATTTCTTTACTCAATAAGCCCATGCTTTCTAGGTTACGACCAACTCCAATAGTTTTAATGCCAAGCGAATCTTCGTAGACATATTTTTTTACACCTTCATGACGCTTGATCATTTCTATCAGTTTAGACATTACGCTTTCTTTTTGAATAGCCCTGTAGCGTTAAACAGAGTTACGGCTGCTCTAACAATATCGTGAGCTACTGGTTGCAGCTTTTCAAAATCTTCATCTATATCATCTGCTTTCTCAATAGCACCGCGAAGCAGTAAGTCAAAAGCTGCTAGCTTTTCTTTACCTGCGCCATCATCAGGAATAGTTTCTTCAATTAGTTTTACAATATCAACAACCATAACCCAAAGTCTTTTTACCCATCCAAGATAAGCTAAAATTCCCATTTTCTATTCCTCGTAGTCTTCATCTACTAATAAATTGTAAGTCAGGGCAGATTTATAAGTTTCTAACAAACCAATAAGAATTATTGCGCTGACGCCAGTTTCTAATTTTTCTTCTCCCCAAGAAGTCAATTCATCCATCGCATTTTCAGATAGTCTTTCAGTTCTTGTATCTGGAAAAGGTATAGTATCCATCAACCCATGTACCTAAATGCTGCACCAATTCCCGCAGCTATTATTACCCAAACGAAACGCTCAGTTGCACGAGTTTTTATTACGTTATCAGAAAGCCTGTCTACCTTATCGTCTAAAGTATTAACCTTGTCCTCAATAGAAGATTGGCGGTTGAATACAGTAACAAGCCTTTCTTCGACTCTAGCCAATGAAACAATAGCTTCTTGTAAGCTATCTATTTTAGCTTCTACTCTGGTTAGTCGGTCTTCCATTATATTACCACATCTGGTTCGCTGTACTGTTTAGGAATTTCGTAGGTGCAAGTTATTAACTTACCGCCATCTTTTTTAAAAACAATCATTGACATGGTGTGATCTGAGCCATATCCCTGACCTGAGTGCCACGCATCTGGCGGGGCTAGTGTACCAAATTTTTGAACAGTAACGCCTTCAAATTCTTGAATACTAGCGTGATGAAAATGACCAACGAACCACATTCTGTGAGTCGTAGCACCCCAAGCATTCGGCATATCTCGTGGCATTATCTGAGCTAGTTTAGCCGCTTTAACTTTATCGCCATGATGAACACCGAACAGCCACTTGCCCCATTGTAGATAATGAAAAAAACCTTTTGATTTTAAGATATTAATTCTAGGTTCATTTGAATAGTAAAACTCAAGAATAAGTTGAACAGCAAGTGCTGCGTCTGTGTCGTGATTACCTCTAGCGACCACGACTTGCACTGTATCGCACTTATCGAGCATTCGATCTATTGCGTGAACCATGACATTTGCTGCTGTACGCATTATTTTTTCAAATCGCGTATCCACATCAACTAACGTGCCTTTTGTAGTAAATGGGCTAGAGCCGTCAGAATGAGTAAAATCACCAACCTGCACTAGCATTCCTACTTTAGCTTCTGGCATTTTATCCGTCAGATCATCTACAGCAGCTAATATTTCTTTTGCTGCAATCTTGGAATCAAAATCTCTATCTCTGGTTTCGGAGCCATCAGCTCTCATTCCTATGTGAGCATCTCCGATAGTAATTGTTGGCATAATATCTGATGCTCGAATTTTCTTTTGTTTTCGAGTCTTATTAGCTTTTTTTAAATTTGAGTTCAGCTCATCAATAAAAGCCTTAAATGCTTTTTCTTTTTCTGCTTGCTCTATTGTTCGTTTAGTTTTTAACCACGCCTTATTGCCTTCATCATCCTCTGTGTAGATAGAACGACCAATAACGTGTTCACCTACAGGAACGTGTCTTCGTGCATCCCAGTGGTCAGAGTATCCCGCAGCAGCGGCTCTCGATTTAATCGTGTTAATGATATCTCTGACAGTGGAAGAAGTAATACCCAGAGCACCACTGGCTTTAACAGAATTCCTATTATAGTCTTCCCAACATTTTAAGACTTCCCGCTGCCTATCTGTAGTGGTGTAATCCTCTAAACTTTTCAAGTTATTTATCTCTTGCCACTTTGCGAGACTTTTCATAAGTTCGCATACCGCCAAGACCAAGCATCCCGAAAAGTACAGGCATCATAGTTTCCATGTCGATCAAATCAAGTTCAAGTTCTAGGCCACCGAATTCCAATCCCAAATTGATAAAAGGAATTAAAATAAAATTCAACAACATTGCAAGAGCACATACCCACCCAACGGCAGGTCGCCATCCCGCAACAAACATGGATGGATGCTGTGCTTCAGTTTTATTAATTTCCATCTGCAACATCACCTGCTCTTGCGCTTGCTTGTCAGCCATAGTTGCAATTTCGTGCGCTAGTGCAGCTTTTTGATCTTTATCTTCTATAAACTTATCTAAAATTCCTGTTACAGGAGTAATTAAACTTTGCGCCAGTTGTAACATCATAAGAAAAACTCCATCATTCTATGACTGCGTTTGTAATCGCCATAGCTACAATAAAAACTGTTGCTATCGTGCCTAATATTGCCGCCACGTCGATCATTGCGGCTCTAGTCTCTGCTTTAGCCTTAGCGTCAGCGATTCGCATATTCCGTATTTTAGTTCTTTCCTTGAGCATATCGTGCCAGAGATTTGCATTGCCGCTCCAGTAGAACAAATTCTTTAATTCTTTTTCGAGTTGTTGAGCCTTTCTTTTTTGTAGCGTTATCTCAAGAGCCTGACTCTCAACAGATTTACCGCCAAACAATCGCTCTATCTTGCTCGGGTTAGTAGCTTTTTGTTCAAGCACACTAACCGTTTCCCGCGCATCCCAGAACTTACTTAACGCTCTGGTCATATCTCCAAGCTCTTTGCCCTCGTTTACCGCTGTTTTCATAAAACGGTAAGCAGAAGAACACATCTGAACTGCTGCAATTATTTCTGCAGCCATCAGTAAACCTTTATCCCTTCTTGAGTCGGGTCTACAAGAATTGGCTTGCAGTATGTAGTGATACCGATAGACGTGCTTGGCGAGCTTCTCTGTCGCAGTTTTGCAGCAAAGCTATTACAGGTATCAATGCTCCGAAAGCACATAGATTCTGAGCAGTTATCGTTAGCTACTTCCAAACCACCTATGGTCATGATTAAAACGAAAACATGAATCACTATTCTGGCGTAGATTCTTCAATTGTAATTTCTTTTTCGCTTGCGTCTCGCTTAATTATTGCGGCAATCTCTTCGTCAGTCATTGACGCAACATAATCTGGGTTTAAAACCCACTTCTCTTCTGTTGAATCGTCATAGCAATATTTAATTCCTATCCAATCTTCTGGCGGGTCTATAATATTTTCAATCACTTTTACATTAGAAGAATCACAATCCCATACGATGTCATTGTATGGATGACCAATAATTGTTTTATCTTCTTCGATAATAATATATGAGCTTTCTTCTACCAGAAATTTAGAAACATTATTTTCTATCGTGACAATAGTTTTCATTTTATCCACCCACCAAAATATCAGTATCTGTTAATGCTCGCCCCGCTTTAACGGTTCCCACTTCTGTAGTAAGTGCGCCAAGTGCTCCTATATAATAAGAAGAACCAGCCGTTAATCCAATTTGACTGTTGTTGATTGCTGACAAAGTGTCAATTTTCACCAAATCTCCACTTAAATATGCGGCACTAGAAAAGCCTAAAAAACTTTCATAATTAGTTGACGCTATTTCCGCACTTCTTGGATAACCAGTTGTCCCGCTAACATTCAAAACGCTAAAGAATAAAGAAGTTTTATCGAACCACGGATTCATAGTTCCAGCAATAGCGTATCCATTACTTTGTCCGTCAAAAGTAAAAGTTGATCCATCGTAATCTAAACTAAACAAACTTCCATTGGTAAAAATATAAATTTTAGACAAAGAATCAAAAGGACAAAATACTTCTGGATAAGCATTATTAGTAGTGAAATTTCCCGAGCCAGTTAAAGTAGAAAGGTTTTCATCATCTGTGTAAGTTACAGTTGTACCGTTATAGCTATAAACTCTAAGCCATGTTCTTGTAGTGCTAAAAACTTGTTTGACGAAAAATTTATCATGATAAGTAGACCATGCTGTGCATAGCCTATCGTCACTCCATGGGTCACTCGCTACAGTAAAAGTCGAAAGATTAGTCCATGTACCACTACCTCCAGAATATTCTAGTCTTGCAAAAACAATTTGATTTGAATTATTTTGACTTGTGAACACCCATTCGTCATGCTCTTCAATATAATTTAAGTCCATACCTCTCGAGCAGTTTGCAGTGCCAGACGCTGCATTATCAAAATCTGTATTTGTTCTAGTTATGCCGCTAGTGTTAGTAAATGCGCTCCAGTACATAGTTCCGTAATTAGCTGCATGACCGACAACAACAATCCTGCCAGTATTAGGGTCTATGCCCATGCAATGACTTTGTCCTCCGCGACTAGAAGAAACAGTTGTTTGCGTTCCATTAAAAATGTTTGTTCCATCAGTTTTGCATCCACCAACTCTCATATTCCATGAAGTATCAGTAAATACAATATAAAAACTATCTGCTATTGGATTATAGACTCCATCTATTGAATTTGATCCTGTATAGGTAGCACCAGAATATATTGTTGTTCTATTGCCCACTACCCATTGATTACTTGCGTTTTTAGAGAAAGCAAACGCAACAATATAGTTTGAGCTATTTCTAGCAAATAAAACTCCCTTATTCCCTGCTGTAATAAATTTGCTCGGAGTGTTTCCAGTGTCTCCTATAGAACCATCTGTACCGCTACCAATTGCAAGACTTGAAATTTCTAGAGGCGTTGTAATTAATGGCGAAGCCTGCCCAGAAGAATAAAAAACTGTGTCTCCTGCCGATAAACTACCGCTTGCGGGAAGATAGAGAGAACCGCTGTTTACCGTTGTTGGCTCATTACTATTTGCAGCTAAATTAATGCTTGTAGCAGATGTTGCGTAACCTATTTTCGAATAGTTTGTTGGACTAGTAGATAGTGTTCCATCTAGTTTCAACCAATATTCAGCACCCACTGTTAATCCCGACTGAGCAGCGTTAGTGCCAGCAAGTATATTAATTGTGCCAGTTGCGCCATCTGAAATACTAGCATTAGCCAATCCGATATATGAATCAGCGTTTGTATTTAGCAATGCTTTACGAAATGCTACATGCCGATATTCCGTAAACCCAGTGTCGCCATAAAGTGTATGAATAATGCGATTTTCATCAGAAACAAGATTTAACTGATAACCGCCAGTTAATACGTCGTGATAAAAGCCGCCCAAAGTGACGGAAATAACATTGCTGACAATAGTCGCCTCTGCCAAATATAGCTTGTAACTTCCACCGTTTTCTATTGCAGAAATCCAAAAACTACTTGAATCAAATGCTACTGATACAGAAGCAGTATTAGCGCTATTAAATATTCCCGTTAATGCATTTCCAGCGACAATTGCTCCGCCAGAAATTTGAGCGCAACAAACATTGGCATTGTTGCTCGTACCTCCGACCAAAACGATTGTTTTAGTGTTATCGTCATATGCGCATTGCTGAATTCCACTATTTCCACCAGCACTAGCGATTGTCGCACTTGATTCAAGTGTGTAATTTGTTCCGTCAAAATCTAATAAATAAAAATATGCTGCAATTCCATTTGAATAAGCCGCGATTATTATTTTATTAAGAGATTCAGAATAGGCTACTGTAGCACCCTCAACTGATTGACCAGTATTTGGACGGAATCTTGTGCCGAGAGTTATAGTTGTTCCTGAAACACTTACTGGGACGATACTGGCATTACCGTCACTGCTATTTTCAAATGAAAAGTGAGTAACATTATGCTCCGTATCATAAGCAAAACCGAATCCTCTTGCTTCTTGGAAATTAACTCCACTTAAAGATACTGGCGTTCCGAATCCAATAGTGGTTCCAGTAACTACACCAGCAACAAAAGTCGGCAGGTTTGAACCGTCTTGATAAAACACAATAACCCGATCTGCTACTGCATCGTAAGTGATACCAGAGTCACCGTAAGAATTAGAGTATTTGCTTGTGGTTACAGTTTGATCTGCGCCCCAAGTGATAGTGCTTCCAGTTACTGTGCCAACATTCACATAAACTGCCGTAGTGGTGTTCCATTTCGCATATATTTTATTGTTTACGCTGTCATAAACGCCTTTCACTTCGCGGAAATTTGTAGATGGTTTATCAGTAACAGTCCCGCTATAAAGCTCAAAGACTTGAGTTCCAGATATAACTTCAACCGTACCGTCAGAACGAAGCCCTACAGTATCGCCACTACCAATAGCACCAGTTGCTACAAAGTCAGCCGAACCTGCCGATGCTGGTAAATCAGCCCATGATGGAGTAGTTCCGTCTGTAGTTAAGAACTTGTCAGCGTTGCCTGTCTGAACTGGGAACGTACCAGAGATAGCAGTCCAGTTCGCATCGAGACTTGGGTCGGTCGTTCCGCTAGTAGCAGTTTCGGCGCGGTAAGTCTGGTAATTAACCAGAGAGATAGCCGCATCGCCTTCTGCGTATGCTTGACCGCTTACCCATAGAGCAGCACCCGCAGCATTAGCCGCAGCCGTAGCACTTGATGCCGCAGCAGTTGCACTAGCAGCCGCAGCAGTCGCGTCAGCGTTTACTCCTGCAATGTCTGTGTTCATTGCGCCGATGCTAGTATTCATTTCCCCTTGGAAAGTTACTATGGCAGCAAGAAAAGCGTCAGCACGAGTTACAAAAGTCGCAGGTGGGTCAGTTCTAGCGGGTGCAACTGGTAGTGTCGATAGCGTTGGGATAGTCATTAGGTCAAGCCCTCTATAGATAAGGTACACATAGACACTACTGGTCCTGTGAGTAATACATCAAATTCACGATAGTATCCGTAGATAATTGTACCTTCGGTATTATCTTCTGCAATCCAAACACTTGGAGTGGTTCGCAAATCTGTCAGAATCTTTTTAACTTCTGCAAATCGTCCGGTTTCAATAACAACATCAATATCAGCTTCGTCAGAGTAAGTGCCTGCGGTCACGGTAGTTCTGCCCTGAGCATCAACTGACTTAAGTGAATAGTCAATAATACCAAACGATGCACCGTATTGTGAATCACCGATAGTTGCCGAAGTCCCTAGAACTAATGCGCCAACTTTAGCAGTTTCACCAGTATCATTGAATGTGACATCAATAACTGCGGAAGCATAAGGCGGTAAACCTAAAACGCTTAACTCTTTTTTACGATTAATCGCTGTAAAGAAGTAATCGTACCAGTTTGTTATTCCTGAGAACGATGTCATTGAGAATGTTTGATCGTAAACAACACCCTCAAGAGGGTCTGTCACTGTTACTGTAATCGTAGCGCAATCAACATTGATAGCGGCTAGAGCAGTAGTTACTACCGCAGGAGTTATGCTTACGTCAATAATATTAGCTTGCGTTGTTTGCTCTTGTACAACATCGTTAAACATTTTAAATCTGTTAGTACTAGATACTACTGTCCAGTTCGTGCCATCATCAATAGTTGGGTCGTTATTCGACTGACTATGCACTGAAACATAAATTTTATGAGTAGCAGTCGCAGCACCATTTGCTGTGGTCGTAACCATA